AAAGCACTCCACTTTCTTTGGTTCCGAAAGCCACGACTTGAGATATAAACCTGTTTACGGTCATGTAAATCTGACATCCTTCTAGCTATCTCATGGCGATCTAATACACCCGTCTTTTCAAATAATTCACGGCTTGTTAGTCCAGGATTAGTCCTGACCAATTCCAGAACGATGGCGCGGTTACCTGACGCCTTTCCGCTGACTTCCATTATGTGTCCAGCTATATGGCTAGAGATTGGATCTGTTTTTCTTGCGTTAGTTGACGGGTTAGTACGCATAAGGTGAATCCTCTGTGAATTGCTCATAGTTCCGCCCTAGCCGGCTTGTTTGAGTGGGTATATTTTGCTTTATCGCCATCTGGTAAAGAATCATCACCAGCCACTTGGCCTCTATAAGATTCCCATCCAAAATAAACAAATTTACCGCCACCCTCGCTCATTCTGTCTAGTGATCGAGTGCCTATGTATTGCTTAATTTCGTCAGCATTTAAATTTGAAAGTAGGATAGTTGGCTTGTAGTATGAATAACGCTCGTTGATTATCTCGAACAGCAGGTGTTCTTCGCTCTCAGATCCTTTTTGAAGCCCTATTTCATCAATGATTAGCAAGTCAATGTCTCTTAGCGAATTAATAACCTGCTGCTCTGTTAGCGTTGATTCTCGGCTGTATGTTTCGCGAACTTTACGAACTAATACCGATACGGTAATAAATAAAACTGCACCGCCTGTTAGCATGAATTGAGAGCCAACTGCACACGCTAAATGCGTTTTGCCTGTTCCTGGCTTGCCACTTAAGATTAAACCGGCACCCGTCTTCATCTTTTCGCTTATCGTGTCAGCATAAAGCTGTACTGATTTAAGCGCGTTCTCTTGCTCTGCTGTCTTAGCGTGAAAGTTGGTGAAGTCTCTTGTTGTGTATCGTGGTGGAATGCCAGCGCGTGAGAATCTACCGCCTATCTCAGCCTGTTTTTGACTAGTAATTTCTGCCGCTTCTTTTGCTGCTGTTTCTTCTTGAGCTTCTATCACGCATTGATCGCATGGCTGAACGTGCCTACGTCCTGAGCTAGTTGTCGTGATAATGGTTGCTAGGTATTCGATGCTGTGAGTTTTGCACCAGTTAGTTTCTTGAGTCTCGGTAAACATTAGTTAAACCCCTCTGGAATTTTCGTGTAGTCGGTTTGATCGAAGTCTTTAGTCACGTGTTTTTTATTGCTGGTAATTTTTTGAGAAAACATCGTGTCGTATTTTTCTCTCAATTTTTTACCGCTTCTTACGTGGGGTATCCAGAAAGAGCCTTCCGAGTAAATCCAATCTATAATTATTATTAATTCGTCTTCTTTTCTTTCATCAACCCTCATAGCGAGATCGATATCTTTTAGCCATGAGTTTGGTTTTGGTTTAGCTGTTGGTGTGTGGGTTAGTATTTTTTTAGCCAAGTGATCTGCGACATTACTTACTGATGGTTCTCTGGTGGTTAAAAGAACTGATGGTTCTATATCCCGTTTTTGGGACTCTTTAAGCATCCCGTTTTTGGTATTCTTTTCGCGTAAAAACGGAACCGTTCCGTTTTCGGTACTGTTCCGTTTTTGGGACTCTTTAAGCATCCCGTTTTTGGGACTGTTTTTGTTGCCCTTAGCTATAGATAAATGCCATACTTTTACCTGGCCGGTTTTGCCTTTTCTTTGTCCTGTATCTTCAATAAAACCAAGATCAGATAAGCTGGATAATCCAGCTAAAACTGTTTTTCTATCCAGTGATGTTTTACTGCAAATAGTTTCTGTTGACGGGTAAGCTTCACCTACCTCATTTGCATAGTCAGCAAGGGCAACAAGAATGAACTTGTGCGATGATTTTTTTAGAGATGCGCCAAAAGCATCGTTTAAGTGTTTAATGCTCATAAAAACTCTCCAATAAAGGAATAGCCATGTATCTGTCTTTTGATAAAGAAAAACGCGAGTCATACCTAATATTGCTAAAGTTCAAGCAAACACCAACAGCCGACAAAATGGAGATTATAAAAGACGCTTTATGGCGAATATCAGATAACCAGTACAAGATGCTATCGACTGACCAGCTTGCAACATTCGTTGGGTTTATGGTGTATACAAACCTTTCAGCTAAAGGAGTACAGTCGGCTTTAGATGGTGGAATGGAGCTGGTATATTCATCCTGCTTATCAAATACGGATGAAATATTCATAACACCTCTCGTTGGAGGTTATTATTGGCGTGGAGCTGAACTTCGCAAGCCGCTGTCTTGGGCTTATCGCAAGAATTGCTTGATAAAGTAACTTCATATGAATAAGAATCATTTGGGTAAAGGCATATGCAATCGTTAGCTCTACACCCGTATTTTTCATGCGCCATATCTAAATCATTTGTTTCCATGTAGGCGTCCCATTCGGGATCCGTATCATCAAAAATTCTTATAAAAGCTATTCGACGCAGGAAATGCTGACGATTACTTACTGGTGACCACAGCTTTATTATTAAATTTGGTATAAAGTTAAAGGTCTTTGATGTGATTATTTTGTCAATTCTTTTCACTTGATTAAGCCGCTCTAATCTTTCCGGTAGGCTGTGCATGCAACGCCGCTAAAAGCTCGTCTACTGCATCCAATGCTTTTTTAGCCTGCTTGATACAGTCAGCCTTTTCGCGATCTGTCATCACGCTGTCAGAAGCCGCCTTGTTAAACTTATCAGCTACACGGCCAACCTCAGCAGAAACGCTTAGCAATGAATAGGTTATTGACTTGCTAACGCTTTGGTTTTTTGTGAACATCGCCTGCATTGCAATGTTGATTGAGTTGTTTCCTGTTTTTTCCTGAAGTAGAGCTAGTTGAAGTGGTGAGAAAAACGAGCTTTCGTTATTGAAGTTGGCTTTGTTGATCATTACTTGATGACCCATGCCAAGCATCTCTGCTAAATCTTCGGTCTTACCTTCAAAATCGTGAACTGTGCTGTGAATTGCCATTTCTAGTTGATTCATTGTTTTCGCCTTGTGTTTTAAAACATACTTATTTTGTTTTTGCTTTGCTAACCTGTACTCATGGAAAAACTAAGTCTTAATAAATCGCCGAAAACAAAAAAATACCCAGCCATAAGACTGGGTGAAGCTGGTTATGCGGCTGCTGTACCTATGTATTTTTTCTCGTATGCTTTGATTTCCCCGTCACCTACATCGACCACGGTTATATCTCGACCATTCTTCACCATCTGCCATATAGCGCCCTGCGTAATACCGAGCTTTTTAGCAGTAGCTGTTTGGCCATGGATTTCTATATATTCATTTAATGTTATTTCGCTCATAGACAAAATACTAGCGCGGCTAGTATATAAAGTCAATAGCGCGGCTTGTTGAATATTAACTAGCTATGCTATTAAATGACCTTATGAGCGAAAAGAAACATAGACCACCATTAACTGATGAAGAAATAGCGGAAAAGCGCAGGCTAAAACTTGCCTATCAAGCAGCTAAAAAAGAGTGGGCGAATAAAGGCGAGAAGCTAACCGACATAATGATTGGTGAGATGGTTGCGAGTATTACAGGTCGCGAAGATCCCTATAGTCAAGGCGCGGTATGGCAGTTTACTTCTGAGAAAAGCGACACAAGGATCCCCGATGAATTTGTTCAGGGAATGGCTGTAGCGCTCAACTTTAGTGTTGAGAGCATAAGCCCTAGGTTCTTACCTAAAGAGTCTTTCTATCGTCATAACAGTGAGTATATAGAATCCCTTACACCAGAAGAAATACCCACGCCAACGCCAAGAGCCTTATCTAGTAGCGGGAGCAAGGGTCTTGTTCAGATAAGGCAGTTTAATGATGTTTCGGGGTCTATGGGTCGAGGCATTATATTGAGCGACCAGCCCGGGCAAATAACAAGCTGGAGCGCCACTACAGAATGGGTAAGCAAGAACGTACCAAGTAATACCGGAAATAAAAACTTGAGGATAGTTACCGGATTTGGTGATTCTATGCGTCCAATGTATAACCCTGGCGATCCGCTTCTGATAGATATCGGATCTAATACCTGCTATGTAGATGGAGTGTATTTTTTCAGGGTTGGCGACGAGGGATTTATTAAAAGGTTACAACGTATACCGGGTGAAGGAATACGCGCCCTATCTGAAAATAAACATTACGAGACTTGGACCATCAAAGAAGGTGCTGACTTTGAAATATTTGGAAAAGTTCTTAAAGTCTGGTGCGGGACGACATTTTAGTCGCGTTATTCTTTGTTCTGCACTCAACAAGCATCAGTGGAAGTTCAAGCTGATAAATGTTGAAGGCGACAAGGTGTTTCAGTGCAGGCGTTGCGGGAAAATATTTTTTGCACCGATTGGTTAGCTATTTGGCGCACCTAGCGCTACCAAGCTCAACCCAGTCGTTATCCCTTGTGATCTTCACTATATCGTTAATTATTACTCTCACACCTTTAAAGCCATATTCTTTAATTGTCTGGCATACATAGTCAGCATATCCATCCCTTCTAGTTCCGTCATTAATTACGCCTATTCTTAGCGTGCGACCGTTATTTACCCATAGCGCATCTTTCGCTATTTTTTCTTTTGGGCTTTTAAATAAACTTATAACCGCATCCTGATTTTGATTATTACTTGTTTCGGAAACTTTCTCGCCACTAGCTCCAATAAAAATAACAGCCACCAAAGCCATTATTCCTGCGATAAGACCAATAATTACCTTCATTAAACCATCCTTTTAAGTATTTAAATTAATACTAGCGCAATATTCTGCAAATAAAAACTAGCCGCGCTATTGACACTTACTACTAGCCGCGCTATTATTATCCCAACTGCTAAACAAAGCAGACCAAACGGGAGAGACAAGATGAAAAACTCAGTCGGCAACGGAACAATCGAATACCCAATAGCTAAAACAGACAGCTTAGCGCCTTTGAAAGTGATCGCAATGCTGGTTCTTATATCAGTTACGGCATGGATTTTTCTTTATGCATGGTTTGGAGCGTAGTCATGAGAAATTTAGCCATAAAATCACAGCCTGATTATGTTCAATATCAAACGGTTATATCGATTGGAAATTGTGAATATGAAGCCTCTGTTGATTTTGATTATAAGCGTAATTTTCCTTATGAAGATGATGATATTGAGTTTAAATCGGTAACGATTGACCTAGGCGACGATGGCTCGTGGTGGGCACTGCCGGATGAAATGCTAAGCAAGATAAGCGACAAGTCAAAGACCGATTTAGTGCTAGCTGTTAATGACGTGGACAAAGAATCATGAGTGAGTGGATTAGCGTGCTTGATGAGCTTCCTAGCAACAATAAAATTGTTGACGTTTATTGTGGAGCCAATAGAAGAGTAGATGTTCAGTATATTGGCAAGAATTCATGGTGGGATACCCGTAACGCATATTTCATAGATGAAGTTGATATTACCCACTGGATGCCATTACCAGAATCACCATGGGAAGAGTCATGATCAAGAATCAATCATTCAAAGAACACGCTGTAGACATGCTTAAAAGCATGTTATGGGCTGCATTTATCACGGTCGTTTTGATAGTGGGATTAATTGTGGAGGCTAGTTTATGAATACATATGAAGTAACACTGCATTTTTCTAAACCACCTGTTTATTCATGGAAAAAACCAGCAAGTACAGAAATGGAAGCCAGAGCAAAAGCAAGACAAGAAGCGATTGAATCTGGCTATAAAGATGAAGTTAAACGAATCGAAGTTGAGGTGAAGTTATGAATACTCAGCAAATAATGAGCGACTACCAACAAGGATACGAAGCATTTCATTATTTCGACAAAGAGCAAATTAAGTTTGAATCAATTGAATTTAAACGCGGCTATGAAATTGCAGAAAAAGACGAGAATAAAACAGAATTAAGGAGTATTGAAGATGAATACACAAGTAATAACGCGTGAAACAAGGGTAATAGATGCCTTTTCTCTTGAAAATATCAAGCAGCAACTAAACAGCTTATTGCAGGATAACCCAAAAAAGATTGAAGCATTCAAGACTAGGATTTTAAAGATAAGCCTTGGTTATGGCATGGATAAATGCAGTCCTGAATCAATAATTAATTGCGGTTTACAGGCTTTAACGCTTGAATTGCCACTAGAGTCAGGACAGGGCTATATCGTCAACTATGGCGGGAATGCAACGTTTGATTGTGGCTATAAAGGATGGCAAGTATTAGCTAAGCGCGCTGGATATTCAGTGCTTGCCGATGTTGTTTATGCTTGTGATGAGTTTAGACAAGAAGGCTTTGGATTTAATCGTGAAATGATTTTTAATCCAAACTTTTCTAAACGTAACAGCTCAGATGATAAGTGGGCTAAAGATAACTTAACAGGCGTTATCGTCTCAATAAAAGAAGATAAAACAGACGGTGAAACACATGCCTTTGTGCCAGCAGACATGATCTATAAGATTGTCGGCGTGTCTCCAAGTGCTGGTAAGACTGATAAAAATGGGAGGATGCATAGCCCTCATGATAAATGGGCTGAACAGATGTTTTGTGCAAAAGCTATTAAGCAGATTTTAACCAAATTCCCTATTGATTTAGCGAGCTCAACACAACTGAATGAAGCGATACAGATAACCAATGCTACAGAGTCAAAAGCGCAGCAGTCAAGCGCAGCATTACAAGCTGGATACCCACAAGAGAGATTTGATTCATTATTTCATAAATGGGTTGAGATTGTTGAATCCGGAAGCAAGCCAGCAATGACGATCATTACGCAGCTATCTAATGCTTATCAGCTTACGTCTGAACAGTTAGAGAAAGTAATGACGCTACAATCTCATGAACCTATTGATGCGGAGGTGAGCCATGCTGAGTGATGAAATGCTACTTGCAAGAGCTGGAAACTTTACTGCAAGCGAGAACCATAGATTGATGGCTGGATGGGACAAACCTGAGCCATCAAAGGGCTTTGCTCATTTTGATGAAATATATCCAACATTAAAGTGGATGTTTGATGATGGCGAGTCAAAATTCTTAGTTGGCGACTTAAAAGAATTGTTTGACTTTAAATTAACGGGCGAATTAATAAAAAACACGCTCGATGTTATTAAGTCAGAAATACCGCCAACAGGTCTCGTGACTTATGCAGAAGAAAAAGCGATTGAGACGTTATTCGATATCGATCCATCGCTTAACTTTAGCACCATTCACACAAGAAACGGCGAAGAAAGAGAAGTTGAATGCATGTTAATGCTTAGTGACAAAACAGCTCTTAACTTTGTGAATATCGGTGAAGATCAGGTTCACATACATGCCAATGAGATTGGGTGTACTCCTGATGGTGTTCTGCATGATGAACTGGACTTAATACTAACTGGTGCAGAGGTTAAGTGTAAAAGCCCGTTAATTCATGCCAGAAACCTACTGATTGATAATGGTAGTGATTTAAAAGTGGCAGCGTTCGACCATTTCGTGCAGGTTCAAACTGGCATGTTAGTTACTGGTGCAGATCACTGGTATTTCGCTAATTACAATCCGTTTGCTAAGCGTGAATCAATGACGTTTAAACACATAATTATTGAACGTGATGATGATTTTATCAAGATTTTAAAAAAGCGGATTGATATTGCAAAAGCAATAAAAGCTGAGTTTTTAACGAAATTCAAAGAAGAAGCTGCAAATAAATTAGCAGCATAAATAATCAACTATTAAACAGGATATAAAGAAATGAGCAAATACCACTACTTAACTTTAACTCTCGCATGCCATACACACAATGGCTTTGCTGTTGCGGGAGGAGCGGGATTTACATTAAAGAAAGATCGCGATAACTCTTTTGACTCTGTGAAAGAAGAGCAAGGTGCCGAGTTTACGATTGATGGTTGTGACTACCAGTTTATTTTAGATAAAAAAGGTAGCGATGGTAACGATGTTATTGACTCAAAACCAATTAGCAAAGAAACCGCAATGGAGCTAACAGGTGATAGCTTGCAATGTTTAATAGAAAAAGCATTGACCAAGTTAAAGCGTGTCCAGCCATTCTCGTTTAGCACCAGCGATCCGCTTGACTTCACAGCACGACAAGGGGCAGCTGCATGAAAGTTAATAAAGAAACCCTGCCATCAAATAATGCCGCTCACCATGAACGTAGTAACTGCGGTATTTCTGAACCAGAAAAGTCTTATAGCATAAACGAAGAAGAATATTACGATCTTGATTCAATAATGGAAGCATTGCGTGAGGACTATTCTGCTGGAGATGAAGTGGTTATTTTCGAGGGTGATGCACTTAAGGGCGAGCACTCTGACTTTATCAATCCCCGTCATTTAATAGAGATATTTCAGGAATCTGCTTACGAAAGTTATGGCGAGTGGGCTGACAGATATCTAGATGATCTTGGAGCGGATAAAACAAGTCAGCTTAAAGGATTAATAGCTAGATGGCTCAATGAAAACGCTAAACCAATAACATTTTTTACGGTTAAAAACGTCCAGCAAATTACCATTAAAGTTGAGGACTAAACATGTCAGTCAATAAACTACTACCAACATCACTAAATGATAAACCTTTGCTTATTGATGACGAACAGAAACGCTTGCTACAGCACATGCTGGGTGCTGATAGTCGTTATAAGAAAAAGCAATGGGGCTTTAGAAACTTATTCGTTACCAGTCCCTGTTGTAATAATTTTCAAATACTTAAGTTAATGGAACGTTTGGGACTTGTAGTGTCACATATAAGATTCGATAAACCAGTTTTTCTTGCTACCAAAAAAGGCGCAATAGCAATTGGTTTCAAGCCGTATCAGTTAAAAAATGCGGGGCTTAACTAATGTCAGTCAATAAAGTAATCCTAGTTGGCCGGCTCGGCGCGGAACCAGAAAGCCGTGCCTTCCCCAACGGCGGCTCAATCTGCAACTTACGTCTTGCCACCACTGAAAACTGGAAAGACAAACAAACAGGCGAACGTCAAGAACGCGTTGAATGGCACAGAGTAAGTCTTAATAATCGTCTAGGTGAAGTGGCGCAGCAATACCTACACAAAGGTTCACAGATTTACATTGAAGGTCGTATTCAAACTCGAAAATGGCAGGATGCTCAAGGTCAGGATAAGTACTCGACCGAGATTGTCGGTGATTCTATGACGATGCTTGATAGTAAGCCTGCTGATAATTCAGGTGACTACCAACAGCAACAGTCTCAACAACAACGCTACAGACCACAGCCAGCATCACCAAGTGCGGGCCCTGATTATGGCTCACCGCAAGGTGGAGCAGATTACTTGGACGATGACATTCCATTTTGACGGAACTGCCGGAAACGGTGAAGCCTTTGGCGACTTAGGGAGATCAAGTCGTGAGTGCGTAGCCGCTCGTCAGTTATAGCAAAAGCTTGATAATTCGCGACAGGTTAGTGTTAGAGCAAGTAACTATAAAGCTGCAATTAATTTAAGGATATTTATGAGCATACATGAACGAGTAGGAAAATTAGAGTGTGATGTAAAAGAAATTAATCGCTTAGTGAACCTGTTTAACAGCGGTGAATTTTTAGAAAGAATTGAAAAGTCACTCGATAAAGTTATCGGAAGTGGTGTTGAGATTGTTGAAAGCAAGCCTAAGAGTACAGAAAAATCGACCGACGAAAAAATAACGGAGCTAATGAATGGATAAGCCATTATCAAAAAAAACAGGTACTCCAGCAGCTGAACATACGATTGGTGATTTTACAGATACGATACCTGGCTGGTCAGAGCGCACAGGTATCAACGAAAGCGTATTGCGTTACAGGATTAGAGCTAAAGGCATGACACTGGAAGATGCTATTGCTAAATCAAAAGAGCCAGAAGAGTCACCGGAGATTATCGACAGAACAGATCATCTTATGCTGAATCTGCTGGCAAGTCTGCATGATATGGGCTTTACGGGCGATAAATTAATTTATGAAGCTAAAAGAAGGATGGTGAGTTATGAGTGAATATATACCAGAAGTTGGTGATAAATGCCAAGCAGTTTGGCTTGAGCTACCCGATGGAGGCTCAAGAAGCTATGAAAATATTGAATTTAAAGGTGATGACGGAGTTGCGTGTTGGTTTAAATCGCCTCAAGGATACGAGGTTTCGTTTCTAGAGCATATTGTGTTTAGACCAATAAAAACCCAAGCTGAAACAGTCGGTGAAAAGTGGTTAGCACTACATGATGCTGATGTTATTGATAAAGCGGCAAGCCATGTTGGTAATGGCATGTTCTGTGTTGAGCTTAAAGTATACGCCCAACAACTACGCGACAACGCAAACAAAAGTGAGGGTGAGTGATATGTACGTGAATAAAGCAATTCAATATGCAGCAGGAAAGCTTCCTCCAGGGTATGAGGTTGAAATTTGCATCGAAAATGGGGGATATAACGTCAGGCTGATGAGTGACGATGCACCCGCTATCCAGCTCAACGAAGACAGCTTAAGGGCCGACATCGTCGCCGCAACGGATATGGCTATAGAAATTGGGGAGGTTAATCCATTATGAAATACACACAAGAAGAACAAATCTACCCAAGGCACAATCATGACTAATCTAAGAAACGGAATAAAACATCCCCAGCAGATTTCTATGCTAATAGATGAGAATGAGGCGCTTAAGCGGGAGTTAATGGAAGCCAATGCGCAATTACACGGCTATTCAGCAATGGCAGCAACAATAAAGAGGCTAACCAAGCTGGTTACTGATGATTATGAATCAAAAGAAGATTTTATCAGTAGAGTTAAATTGCTTCTATCTGCCAATCCAGACAGCAGGTTAGAACTACACAATGCTGATGTTATTGATAAAGCCCTGCAAGATTTAAATACAGGCATACCAAAAGAATATAGAAATATTCTTGAAGAATACGCACAACAACTACGCGACAACGCAAACAAAAGTGAGGGTGAGTGATATGAGTTATAAATTAAAAATAGTTAGGTTCTTAGATAAAATGTGGCGAGAAATTCCAGAATTAGACAACCCAGCTATGAGCTGCAATAGGATCAGAGACGCAAGCAACTTAGGAGAATTAGTTCACCCTGAGTGCATTATGATTTTTAAGGGCAGGCGTGAAGCCTACCAGATAACTAATGGGGGTTTTGTAGTAGCTAGAGTACCAAAGAGGGGCGACATAATAAGACTGGGTGTTTTCTGGACACCAGAAATGGCTGATTTATTTGCTGATTCTGCATCAAACTACCTATGGGGTGGCTAATGAAACACACACAAGGTGAGCTACAGCTTAAATCAGGTAATGAGTTAGATGAATTAGTGGCTACTGCTCAGGGGTGGATTGCTGAAGAATCAACCATGTGTTGGCATCATAAAGGTTATGGGTACAAATGCCCTATTGATAGATATCACCCAACCCAAAACACCACAGAAGGTAAAGCGCAGGCTTGGGATTTGATGCTTAGGTGTCACCTGTCTGTGAATCTATACCATACTGACGCAATAGTTGCAGACGCTTACTGTGTGAAAGTTTACGAAGATGATCCACAAAGAGCAGTAGTAATAGCGGCAATATTGAGTTTTCAGGAGAACGTTTATGAACAATCATAACGATGATTTTGCTGTGTTTTGTCTTCTTTTGTCAGCAATAATATCCGGTATTGTCATCGCTAATTTTCTTTGGTATTAGTTGAGGATTAAATAATGGCACTAATGAAAGTAAGTAAGTTTATGGGGTATTGCAAGTGAGTTATCCAGTAATGGTCCATATGACAATCCAGCCAGTATATGAGTTTGATGGTTGGATATTTGAATATTATCGTACTAAACCGTTTGGTCC